AGTCGTTTCCACCGCGATGTTTCTACTCAAGGAGACTCCTAGTGTAGAAAAAAAATTTCTACTCAAGAGATTTTGGCGTGTCCTACTCAAGAGAAAAAGCCGCGCTCTACTCAAGAGAATCTGTGCCCGTCTACTCAAGAGAATTTGCACCATCATACTCAAGAGCCTTTGCCCGTCAGCTCAGTGTATTTCTTAGCGATCGGCTCTGCGTAGCGGATAAACTCTGTACGCATGTCGGATGTCCAAGCTTCAGGCTTAGATCGGTTTAGAAACCACTGACTGACCTTGATCAGCGGAAAGAAGAACGGTTTGCGTTCGCTTGGTACGGATGTCGTGATCGGATCGGGCAGCATCTCTGTCCATAGCATGATCTGACGCAAGGCGGCTGGGTCACCGTCTTGCAGCTTCTTCTGATGTGCCGCCACACGTTCTAGCCGCTTGCCTTGCTCATCAGTTAGATCAACCGACTCAAGCAACGCAGACACGTTCTCACCTTTAGCTCTTGCGTTAGATATGATGGCACCGGCCTGTGCTGCCAGGCCAATCACCTCACCCATCTGCTCAAGCGTTTCGGTACGCCTCTTGTTTAGCTTCTTAATTACTTCTTTGAGTTCTTGCATCTGTCCCTGCCTTTCAATAGTGCGGCGTTGTTAAACTTAGGAATCTGACGACGCCGCTTGTCGTGGTGCTTCCTTGCTCTGAGGTCATATGCCTCACGAGCCTTTTGGCTTTTCTGTGCTCTGACAGGCAAACCAAGGCGATCAGTTAGACTGAGCACCCGCTTGCTAAAAGCCTGCTTGGTAATCTTGTGCTCGCTTGCGAGCTGAGTCATGGACTTGGTCGATCTGTTAAGCACTACCGCCAGCACAGACTGCTCCAACGTATCGGCCATGTTCTGAACGGCCGGATGGTCTGGCGCTTTAGTTATAAGGTAATGGAATACCTGTGTGGTCAAAGCCACTGACGACGTTGTAACAGTCAGACCCAGCTCACAGAACGCCTCATGGACTAGATCCGCTATGCCATCGATCCGCGTGGATATGTGGGCTGAACCGCATGGGATCCGTTCTAACGCTTGCTGATCTATCATATTAAATTAACCCCCTTAGTGCAGTCGTTAGTGCAGTAATGGAAACGGTCGTCTGCATTAGTGCAATAATAGGCCCTAAAGGGCCTTTATTACTGCACCTACATGCTCCACAATACTGCACTAGTGCAGTAATAGTTATTGCACTAACTCTAGAATGGCTCATTTGTCACCTTTTTGCTGAATAAGCCATCGCTGGCTTCTTCGATTAAACCGTCATCTTTGGCCTGCTTCACGCGGGCCTTCGCTTGCCGTTCCTGTAGCCCGGTGGCCTGTTGTACAAATGTAACAACTTGAGTGTACTTGGCGCCTTCGGGCAGCTTGGCCCAATCGATCGACGTTGCCCTGCGGCCTACTGACTTTTCAGGCGCTCCCACCTCAATCCACGCCATGCCCTTGTCGGCATGCTTTAGATGGACTAGCGGCTGCGTCTTACTGGCAATTAAATCGCTCGCAGTTACGCCAGAACGTAGCCCAGACCGCTTTCCGCGCTTGGTCACCTCTAGCTTGTACGTGTACGTGCCTTGCTCATCCTGGCCACAAGGCGACAGCATTAAAACGGCTCTTGCCCAATTCGTCAGCTCGCTCGATCCAAATCCGCTATACGCCTTGTCGTGCCCTTGGTAACCGCTGCCGTCCCGTGTTGGCTTTGGCGTATGGTGCATAAGCATCCAAGCAAATCCGCCAGATAGCGCCAGTGGGTTAAGCAAATTACGCAAAAAGCCACCGGCCGTCTCTTGGCTGGACAAATCGCCACCAATAAACGCCAGCAACGGATCTACCCAGGCTAGATCGGGTTTATGTTTTTCAGCTAGGCGACGCATCCTATCAACGAACCGCTCACCCGTGGATGTGCAGTCACGCACGATCACAATGTTCTGCTTCACACGTTCCAGCTCCTCTGCGGTCAAATCCAGCGCCTTTAAGATGCCCTGCAACGCTTCCGCCACGTCGCCCTCATCGTTCTCCGCCTGCACGATCAGCGACTTTAGCGGCTTGCCGTGTGGGCTAATGCCAAACAGATCACGCCCGGCCGCCCAGGTGATTGCGGCCTGTAAGCACAGCACGCTCTTACCCAATCCACTGCTTCCCACCCACAAGGCCGAACCGCCACGGCAAATCCAACGCTTGCCTAGCAGTTGCGTTATATCCGCATCCTCCTTGAAATTGACCAACTGCTCCCAGCTATACGGCTCTGGAATATCACCGTAAATCGTGCGCTCCATCCACTCCATGTAGGTCAGCGTAGGTGCGCCACACTCGACTAACTCTTGCTGCAATCCTGTAGCAGTACGCATCGCTCCCGGCAACCGCGACAACCGCCCAGCGTCCTTGTTGGCCGGATCGGGCTTGCTGTGCTCTAGGTGCTTGTAGATAAAATCCACACGTTCAGCGAACTCCTTGGCATTGGCTGCCCTAATCTCCACCCATGCGTGTAGGCTGCGCGATCCGCTCTTAATGATGGACGACGTAGGCAGGCCGCTGCGCTTAATGATGGCCCACTGTTCAGCCATCGTGCTTTCATCGAACTCGATTAGGCAGTGACGGTACTTTACGATCGATTCCGCCTTCCGATTCTTCCCATTGTTGGCGTTGATCGACACATAGACGCCCACTGCGTCGCCTTGCCACTCCTTTAGTCCGTCGGCCTTAAACAGCTCTAGCCATTCCTCACGGCTTCGCGTCTCGCCTGCACCATCTGGCCGCTCCCGGTCGCCGTCCTTAATCGATCGGCAGATGTTGATCTGATCCCCTACGTCAAAACATGTAGTCAGGAACTTATCGACCGGCCCACTCTCCACGCTGATAGGCATAGGCGGCACTGGCAGATCCTCACGAACGATCGCCCCATTCTGATAACCGTACTTAGCCTTGGGCCTCCACGCCTCCCTGGCTGGCTTACTGAATGCGGATCTGACCGCACTAACGGCTTCGTTCTGCGACAGCCCCACCTTGTAAGCCCACTCCTCTGCGTTAGTCGTTGCGTCGAACTCGGTCAGCCCTTGGTCACGCCACTGGCAAGCCAGCTTAAAAAGTTGCGTGTTGCGCTCGCCTTCAGCGGCCCCGTTGCGGTGGATGGCTTCGATTGCGGGTGGTAGTGGTGCGATCATTTTTTAGCGAACGCTTTCAGCGCCTTGACGATTACGTATTCGATAACTGCTTCTGGATCTTTCTTTAACTGCCTTATTCCAAAAGCGTGTAGGGCTTGGGCCGTCTTTTCGTCGTAGGTTACGTCGACTAGAACCTGCTTTGGTGCAGGGCGTGCTTTGCCAAAAGTAATTTTGCCTAAATCCTTCATTTGCGTTTTCTCCTTTTTTTGCGTGGCTTCACTTCCTTCCAAATTTCAAAGTCCTTGTCGCAATCGACGGACAACAACATAAGCCGCTGATACAGCCACCCGCCCCAGCTCCACCGGGCGATGGTCTGGCTGGCTATGTCTCCTAAGTAATAAAACAGGATTGAAAGCAGTTTCATTTTTTGGCCTCCATCGCTTTGGCCTTATAGCCCTCGGCTTGCTTTAGCATTTCCGTGGCCATTAGAACGGCCAGATCTAGCCGGGTGCGTACTGCATCGTACTGCTTCTTCAGCAAATTCTTCTTCGCACGTTCGAGCACGGCGAGATGCCAGGTTAAACGCTTAACGCTCATAAATTTTCGTACTTCTCCATAAAAGGGATGTCGTAAGCGCAATGATTTCTAAATTCAGGAATTTGCATCATAGTTTTATGCAAACTCTGCGCATCGACTTTGTCCCTAATAACTGTGTGATGAAAAGCAACCATCCAGAAAAGACCTGCACCCATTGCCTTAATCCTTTCGGTTTCACTCGAACATACAGTCATGGCAAATCCATGCTCATGCTCAAAACTATCCAAAGATCCGTCGCCAGGTGTAAACACGCAGGAATGATTTGTGCCGTGCACATAAGCCAAAGACACGCTCACCACTGCCCCATTCCCCAACGGTGGCGATTGGCGCGGGCCTCTCGCACGCAGTCGGCATACTGCTCTGGCGTGTAAGTGCAAATCACGCGGGCGGAGAACATGAGAAGGACTTGTGCGAGGGTCATTTTATTTCTACGCACTCCCTTGCGGAATTATAGTCATCACCGCGTTCACCATTTACGTCAATAAACTGACCACAATTTGAAAAGACAATAGAACAGATCTCGCGCCACTCACCCAGCCGTTGAACGACTACCGGTGCGTCGGGATTTTCCAGTAGAATTTTCGCTACTTGATGCGATTTCACAGCACCGCCTTCGGCAGCGGCCCTGCTAGTTTGTAGACGTACTTGTTGCGATCGTATTCCAGCGGATAGCCAAAGAAGTCACGCAACAGATCGATGTCCCGCTGGATGGTCTTGTAGCTACATTCGAGCTTAACGCCCAACCTAGCACAGCTAGGCAGCGTCAGATCCCGGCGCAACATTCCGGCGATCACGCCAAGGCGGCGAAACGTCGGCCGTGTATCGCCAAGGCCAGCAGCCCGATTGCGTTTTGATGCGAGCCTAGCGGCTGTAGTGCTCACTTCATCACCTCCACCATCGCAACTTTTGGCAACCGCATCGCGTTAAACTGCTTTTCACTGGCTGCAAACACGTCCACGACTGGCAGCTTTCCACCGCTCGCCTTCTTGCTCTTAACAGCAGTGCCTGTATCCACGGCCACCCACTCCCGCTTTCCGCCCATCACGCGGATCTTGCTCCACAGCGGAATGATGTCTGGATCGACGGCGCAGTGACGGCCGGCACGCAACCTGGTGCCAGTGCTCGACTGATAGCGGCTGCTCCACTCATCTTCTCCCGGCCAGTAGCCAGTGATGCGAACTTTGATTTTTTTGACGTCAATCTTTTTGGCGATCGGGCGCAAATCGATTAGTGCGTTCCCTAGCTTGCCAGTGCTTAGGCCGAACAGCGCTAGAATTGAAAGCAGTGTCCTCATAGCCCTGCCCTTATCCGATCGATCAAATCGTTCTCGCGTCCTTCAGCAGCCGCCAGCGCAGCCTTCGCCTCCGCAAGCTCACGGGCCAGCGAGCGCACACGGTTTAGCAACTGCTCGTGGGTGGATTGTTCGGGTAGGATCTCAATCACAGCGCACCTCCCGCGGGTCGTACTTCTTTAGCCAGCGCCACACCTTGCAGATGGACGTAAATGCCTCGAACGCCTGGGCAACTTGCTCGGCCGTGTACCTAATGTCCTGCAACTGGCCGGTGACTGGATCGATCAGAATGTTTCGGCAGGCCATTCCGTCGTCCGTGAATGCGTACGCATAGGCACTGAGCTGCAAAAGATCAGTTTCATAGCCAG